TCTCATGGTCTTCTATAGTCTGCATGTCCATCACACCCCAGTACTCTAGTACCTCAAAGCGATCAACACCTGAGTCTAGCTGGTAGTCTTTAAGATCATCTTCCCAGTACTTCTTAATGTAGTTTTCACCTTGCGTGATAACATCTTCAATGACATCCTTACGGAAGAAAGGTCTACGCTTAAGTTCACGTAGTTGTGAGCGGTTCATCTTATGACGTTGAATTGAGTACTGACAGTCACTTACAGTGGCAGCATCAGGATCTGGATACCAGTCCCATACAGACACGTAAGATACTTTAGGTACAGTCTTGATGACAGGAATGTAGTTACCTTCCTCGTCCCAATCTGGGTACTCCTTGTCCACAGCCATTGGGCCTTTCATGATACCAGTACCAAAGAGAGGCATCTCGAATGCTGCAGATCGTAGTTGTTTAGTTGCTTCTGACTCGTCTAGCTGGTCATGGATCTTCTTTTCCATACGCTTAGCTGCAAGCATAGCAGGGTTATAGTTAACAGAAGTAGGTGAACTACCCATGCCTTCTTTAACATCTTTGCCCTCAAGCTTAGCCTCCATTGCACCAAGCTGTAAAGAAGCTTCAGTAGCACCAGCAGGTAGGTCATTACCATCACCAGCAAAGCCATAAGGACTTGCCTCTGGGCCTTCTTGACCCTTATCAGCTGGGTCATAGTGTACATCACCAGAGATACCCTCAGGTAACACTGTAGGATCTACAGATAGAGGGAAGCGTCCTGCACTGAATAACACATCAGTTATCTGACCATAGGCAGCGAGTACCTTAGTCTTTGTAACCTTAATGAATACACGAGACTTCTCAGCTTCAGTGAACTTAACTGCATCACTATACACACCACGATAGTTCTTGTAGTTGCGTAACCACTGTTCTTCGTATTGCCTACGTGCAGTCTCTGCCTTTGTAAAGCGTTCTTCTACTGTGGTGACTAAACTACTAACATATAGCTTCTCGTCTGATGCTTCTGATACATCTTCTAAAGCTACGGATGCACTGCTTAGTTCTTGGATTGGTTCTGCCATTTGTTACTCACAAAATGTTAAGTTAATAACCCATTATAGGATCTGCTAAATACTGTGTATTAGGTCTTGCTGATGCAGGATCATAATCAAATACACCAAATCTAGGACGAGACATCGTACCATATCTGAGTGCATCATATAGGTGATCATGTGCGTAATTAGTATCTATATCTTCTGGATTCTTCTTGTCTAATGGTATAGTAGGTAATTGAGATATAAGGTTATTACAGTTATTGAATATAATCATCCGAGGCTCTCCAGTGAAGTCATCCACCTGTAGCCTTCTATGCATTTCATTCTTACCTGATACTCTAGTTCCTTTAGACCTATCAGATGGCCTCCATCTACACCCCTTCTGTGTCATACGTTCAGCTATACTAGGGCCAGTGTCACCACGTTTGTGCCAACAAGAGGAGTCTAATACTCCATACTTGATCTGTCCATCACCCTTCTCTGCTTCAAGGATCATGTCTGCTAAATCTTCTGCTAATACCTTAGAGACATACATCTCTCGGTAAACAATTAACTGATCATTAGGAGCTACAGCGCACCATACAATTGCGGAGTAAGAACTATAGCCATAGTCTCCAGCCCTGAACTTAGTCCAGTTACTGGGTATTTCAAAAGGTTCCACCACATGTATACTACGGTTAAATTCAGGGAAAGCCGCACCTTCTGCAATGTCCCAGTCTCCTTCAAGTAGCTGCCTACGCTGTTGTTCAGGCAAGGAAAGCAAGTTAGCTTCATAATCACCAGTCTCCGTTAGGTAAGGGTTATCAGATAGCTTAGCAGGAATAAACTTCCTACGAAACAATGCTAAACCTTCCTTGGAGTGTCCTGCTGGATATACCATTGGGTTACCAGTCTCTGAATCAGTAGCATCAAAGGCTTCACCATATGGAGCAGGGTCAATGAACATCTTCTTTACCCAAGCATGTCCACGACCACCGGGGTTCGTAGAAGCTCTCATGTAAATAGGAAGATCAGTTGCAGTACTACGTAGTCGTGACCTTAGATAGTCCCATGCATACGAAGTACCCCATTGTGTTAACTCGTCAAAGCCTACCCATGAGAAGGATAGACCTTGATATCGTGATACGTCATCATCTTTGTCTAAGTAGGAGAACCATAGTCTGCCACCTGATGGTGCAGTCCAAGTCATTTTACGTTCAGACCACTTAATCCCCGGAATGATCTTAGGGTACATCTCTTGAGACTTCCAGATTAACTCACGGAGTTCCTCTGTAGTGTGACGTAGTATTAACCCAGAGAACTGTGGGTGTGTAATGTATCGTAGAGGGTCTGCAAGCATTGCATATGACTTACCTCCACCAGCAGAACCACCATATAGAACTTCTCTCTCACCTGCTGCTAGGAAGTCTGTCTGTGGGCCTGCATTAGGGGTAAAGATAACATTCTGTGGTGCTTCTTCATGTATATGTTCAGCTAATACAATAGCAGGGCTAGACAAATCTTCTATCGGCAAAGTTTCTTGCACCTTTGCGGTGGCCTTCGTACTTTTCCGCAATTGCTTTGGCTTTGGCGTACCGCTCGGCCCAGTAATTTGCGCTTCTAGCTTTAGTCTTGTTCTTCCTGTCACTGTCTGCTCTCTTCTTCAAACCCATGTGTGAAATACTGCGGCCCGATTGAGTTGTTAGCCATGCCGATACTTCACGGTATGAGTACAACTTCAAGTGTTTCTTTGCTTGTTCTAACAAGTCTAGTTCATCAGGGATTGGTACAAGTATATCGTTATCATCTTCACATAGTAGGTATCCAAAAGGAACTGTCCTGCCTATGCGTGGTATAGGAACCCATTCATATGAGTCTAAATCTATATCGGGTAGTTCATACTCACCTGCACTGGGTAAAACTCCTTCTTCTATTGCTTCCATAATCACTTCTCTGTAGGGGAAGTAGAGATACTATCAGCCACTCATATTATATTATTTTATTGGCGTAAGTGCTGTGTATCTCTACTAATTTGGTTGGAGGGTTAGTCCGAATTCTTTGGTGGAAGTAACATAATACCTCCAGTGGTCTTAACTTCTACCTTCTCTGTCTTGGCGAAGCCTGCACGATCCATCATATCCTTAGCAGCATTCATCTTATCTTTAATGCCTAGCTGTGTAGGGTCAGTTAGACCAGACACCATAGCTACTGCAGCTTGAGGTGCATTACGAGCTATGTACATTTGAGTATGATCAGCTATCTCTTCCTTCAGTGACTTAACAATGGAGGTAGTAGAGGTAGACTTAGCATATCCTGCTAATTCCTTAGCACGTACAACGCTACCGCCAGCATCTTCAAAGAGTACTTGTAGGAATAGCTGCTGTTGTTCTGATAGTTGTCGTGTCATATGGGATACCGTTGTTCATGTAGTTTAACTGCCATCTCAACCTGCTTAAAGGTGAACCATTTCCCTACCCTTTCATGTAGGGCTTCTCGTATATAGTAGATATCTGAGTGAGGTAAGTTTGCTTTGTGTAGCTTGTTCTCACCTAGGTAGTGGTACATCTTTTCAAGTAGATTATCTTTAGTCTGGTCAGCTTTGAATTGTTCAGAGTTAATCATGTTATACAGTTATATCCATTTTAAGTTAAATGTCAAGCTTTATTTTAGCATAAGCTAAATTATTTCATATAATGTTAAATAAACTATGTTTTAGTTCAAGTTACAATACACCTTAGGTGTTGGCGATCTAGGGTTTGAGGGGCAGTTAAGGTGTTGGCGATTTAAGGGCTTCTACACTTAAGGTGTTTGGCAAATAAGTAGAAGAAGTTAGAATGCTTTTTAGTTAGTAGGTTTAAACAACTAGAAGAAAGGCAATTAAGGAAAGGCACCTTATGTGAGCACCTTAAGTGGGGGTTTAAGTAGCATGGATAATGCAGTTATACACTAATCTGAGCAAAAGTCAAGAGGTATTTGAAGTGATGTCGCTAATAAGTAATTGTATGTCGTTAGTTAGCAAGTACACACAAAGGGTGTTGGCATGAAAAGTACCCTTGTTGCCTTCTGTTGCACCTCCCGTGTGGGTAAGTCTGTGGATAAGTAAGGGTGCCTGTGGATAACTATGGGGATAACTCCTCTGTTTTACCTAAAGTGGTTTACAGTTGTATTTTCACCTTCTGTGTATTAGCACATATACGCTAACGTAGGGTACCCCCATGGCCCCTGTACCCCCCACTCACTTGCTTGGTCAGATAGGATGCTGCCACCAGCCACAAAACACCCCATATAAGGCCTTATTAGCCCACAAAAGGTGCTTAATACGTCCCATATAGCCTTAATAGGGTAACTGTTACACAATCAGTGCTATACATTTAGTGGAAAGTTTCAGTGTGGGTTTTAAATGTTGCATAAGGTTGGCTAAATGGGAATACAAAACAGGTACCCCACTAAAGGTGCGGCATGGTAGATACAAACTAAACATGTTACACAATAGCCTTGCCTAGTTAACCTGATCTAATTAAGCCTAGCTAACTATGCCATTGACGGAATTCAGTCAACGGAATACCACTTGTAAATCATACACTTAGAAATTAGTTACACTTAATTGATCAATAGTGGTTGCAAGTGTAAGTGTTAGATGTTCTACTAGGCACATCTTAGCTAATCAAGTTAAGTTAACTAACTAAATAAAAGAGTATATATTATGACTAAATTAAATCTATCTGTTAAGCCTTCGGTTGTTGCTCAATCACCTATCGTGGTTACACCTATCATGGTAGTTAGTACCACTAAGGGGCCAGCCGTTTCAATTGATATTGCTGGAGCTGCCAAGGCTTATAAGGGGCTAGTTAAACAAGCTGGTAAAAGCTTACTTGTGCTTAGATCAATCGGT